GGGTAGCGAATGGGATTATGAGTTGCTCGGTGAATGGAACGTTGATCTTGAAGCGTGGGGAGTACCTATTGAAAATAAATCGGAAACAGAAAGATTAAGCGAATTGAAGTTTGAAAGTATTTATTATGAACCTACAGAAAAGCATAATATAAAATTGATCGATTGCATTGACACTGAAAAATTCGATGCTAAGATAAAAGTTATAGAAGAATCAGATTTAAGCGATGAAAAGAAAGACGTATTGAAAATGTTTGCATATCGATTTCTTAAGATTGATTTCGAAAATGTTGCAAATTACTACTATTTCAATGCTGACGAAAAAGAAAAGAGAGTTATAGAGAGATTACGATTAGTGCTTTGCGATGAAGGATTACAAGGATTTATTGAAGATGATATTTTAAGAGCACATAGCAAATTGGAAGGATGGAAAATAGAAGATGATGAAAACTAAAATGATTGACATATTTATTCCGTCGTATCACAGAGCTAAGAATTTGAAGACTGTGAAATATTTCGTTAAAATTGGCTGGAACGTAAAAAATATACATGTGTTTATCGATGATGAAGCAGAAGATAAATCAGAATACGAAGCATTGGCAAAAGAAATAGGATTTAATCTTTTCGTTTTTGATATGAATGAAGCAAGGCAAAGATATGATTATGTGCATAGAGCAAGTATTTCGAGACGTTCAGCTGGACAGGCACGAAATATGTTTTACGATTACGCAAAAGAGAAAGGAATAGAATTTTACATGGTACAGGACGACGATACTGAAAGTTATCAAGTGAAATATAAAGGAAAAACTATTCGTTCAGCTAATATTGACGATATCACAACTATTTTTGAAAGTGTTTGTGAATTGATGTATAAGAGACATATCGGTTGTTTCGGAATAAGTCAAACAGGGGATTTTATCGGAGGAGTAGATAATAAATTGCTTCGAAATAAAGTAATGAATACTACGTTTATTTTGACAAAATATATCTATCGAGGAGAACGAGGAGTACAGGATGATGACACAAGTCAATTTGTAGGAATAATGAACGAAGGATTATTTACAGGAAGCTACGGAGATGGATTAGTACTCAAGCAAACGATGTCGGCAACTGCAAAAGGAGGATTGACTGATTTATACAATGAATGCAAATTGTTGAATAAGGCACTTGTTACACCGATACAGTTTCCGAGTGCTATTTATGCAGAAAAACAGGTTAAAAACGGAGGCAGGTTACATCATCACATACAGCTACGATATTTGTATCCGATGATATTAAAAGGAGTTGGAAAAGATAACATAGCATGGGATACGTATCCTGAAGATTATCCATTTACAAATGAACCAAAACGAAAAAATTATGGCACTATACGATAAACATGAATTGGTTAAGATGGCAGAGGAAGCGATAAAGCGAAACAATTTGTTTTTCGTCAACGATATAATTGCTTGGCTTCCGTGCAGCACATCGACATTCTATGAGTTATTTCCTGAAGGCTCGGAAGAATCGGAATACTTTAAGAGATTGTTGAATGAGAACAAGATACGCACGAAATCGGCTATAAGATCGAAGTTATTCAAATCTGACAAGGCAGGAGAGTTGCTGGCGTTGTATCGCTTGATATGCACACCTGATGAGCGAAGGATGCTAAATCAGCAATATATAGAGATGAACACGAACGACAAAGGATTGACGGTTAATTTCATAGACAAGTCAAAAGACGACGACAAATGAACATCGAAACAGGGACAATATTTAAGATGACAAAGAAAGCCTTTGAAGACGAAAAGAAGATCGTTATTTTGAAAGGCGGGACAGGGTCAGGCAAGACGTTCGACGTCATGTTGTTTCTGTTATATATAGCTTTGAAGTTGAAGGATCAGGTGATAACGGTTGTCTCAGAATCGAGGCCTCATCTCGACATCGGGGCTATTCGTATATTGGAAGGAATTTGTAAAAAGATAGGATTGTGGACAAAAGACAATTGGAACATCACGACGGCACGATGGACAGCACCGACAGGATCGATCATCGAGTTTTTCTCTGCGGACAGGATCGACAAGGCACTCGGAGCACGACGTGATTGGTTATTCGGAAATGAGATTAACTCACTGAAGAAGGACGTATGGGATGAATTGGCACGAAGGTCGGAGAACGTTATCGGAGACTTCAATCCGACATCGCAATTTTGGCTTGAGGATTGGTTAATGAATTACAACGACACGATCGTAATTAAATCGAACTATCTCGATAATCCCTTCCTGCCTGAAACAGAGAAAAACAGGATCGCAACAAGGGCTAAGAGAGACAAGAATTTCAAACGAATTCACATCGATTGCGAGTACGGAATAAGCGAAGGCGTCATATTCAGTAATTGGCAGCAAATCGATGCGATGCCTGAAGGTGACGGAGTTTATGGGTTGGATTATGGTTTCTCGAATGATCCGACTGCGCTGGTAAAAGTTATTGAAACACATGAAGCGTTCTATGTTGACGAACTGATTTACAGGACAGGACTATTAAACCGCGACATTGTAAGATTGATGGAGCAATTAGGAATAAGAAAAGATTATGATGAGATCATTGCTGACAGTGCAGAACCTAAAAGCATACAGGAGTTGCACAATGCAGGCTTCAATGTGAAGCCTGCGAAGAAGGGGGCTGACAGCATACGTGCAGGTATCGACAAGTTGCAAAGCAAGCCGATCTATGTAACGAAGCGAAGCACGAATTTGATTAAGGAGTTTCGAAACTATTGTTGGGCGGTTGACAAAGACGGAAAGCCGACGAACAAGCCGATTGACGCTTATAATCACGGAGTTGACGCATTTCGCTATGCTTTATCTCCAGAACACAATTTCAAATTTGCTATAAAGTAAAAATCGATGGGACTGTTTACAAGAAAGAAAAAGACGGATAACGTTCAGAAGTTGCAAACGTTTTATGCTTCAGTTATCGGGAGCAATCCTGTCGTTTGGTACAGTTACAACGCTGAAGACTTTGTGAAGAACGGTTACACGTCGAACGCTGAGATTTATAGCATTGTAAAGAAGATAATCGACAAGGCGAACGTTGCAACTCCTTACGTTTATGTTGATAAACAAGGAGTTAAATCGAAAAGATATTTGACAACGAAAGGATCACGAGACACGGCCTTCGGAGCTGCCGAACATCGTCTCGAGATACACAAAGCACTCGATTATGCACCTGACAACCTCGATTTGTCGATGTTATTGAAGAAGCCGAACAACGAACAAACATGGAGGGAGTTTATCACGCTGGTAAGAATTTTTTATTTCGTGCAAGGTGAAGCGTTTATCTACCGTGAAGCTGGAGACGACAATTGTGCATTGTCGCTTCATGTTATCCCTGCGCACCTGATGAACATGCACATCGATAACGGAAAGTTGGTAGGTTGGAGGATGAATTTGTTGAACGGAAAGTATCGAGATTTTATCGGCGATGACATGAACGACATACTTCACATGAAGATGCCTAACCCGTTGTTCGATGGAAAATATAGTCAGTTTCGAGGATTGTCGCCGTTGTTGGCAGGTTTGAAATATTTGAAGCTTGACGATACTGCAATAGAGAGCTGGGTTAAGTCGGTTGAGAACGAAGGAGCGAAAGGATTGATTTCACCGAACCATCCGAACCCTGAATTGTGGCTTACGCCTGAACAGGTAGACAAAACACAGGCAACTGTAGAAACTAAGATACACGGATCGGATAACAGAAACAAGATCGTTGTAAGCGCAATGCCGTTGCAGTACACACACATAGGCTTGTCTCCTGATGCATTGAACATCATACAGGGACTTGATCATGCAGGTTACAAGTTATGCGATTTATGGGGAGTTCCTGCCACGTTGTTTGACCCGAATCCGACGTATCAGAACATGAAAGCGGCAAGCGAGCGGTTTGTGAAGGAAGTTATTTTGCCTTACTTGTCGTCGGAAGAAGACAAGCTAAACAGTTGGCTTGTTGAACCGTTCAAAGTACGCGATAAAAAGAATTATGTTATAGATTACGATCTTTCGTCGTATGAAGAATTGAGGCTAACAGCTGATCAAACTGACGCCTATTTGAAAACTCACACGATCAACGAAGTACGTGTGATGCTTGGCAGCGATGAGCTTGAAGAAGAATATGCAAATCAGGTGTTCGTACAACAAGGCATGGTCCCGTTATCGGATTATAATGTTGAAGATATACAGATTTAAAAGATGAGACTTACGCGTTACATACAGATCGAAAGCCGCAGGCAGGCAACTTATGAAAGGTTGTTTGCAAAAGAAGTATTGAAAGCGTTCAAAAAGAATGCCGAGACGTGGATCGATTTCAACATTGTAGGTAATGC